CTCGGTTGGCGACTGGCTCAACCGCACTGATTTGGCGAATGCCATTTCAGACTTTGTCAGCTTGGCAGAGGCTCAGATTGAGCGCCAGTTGCGTACACGCCAAATGATTGTGCGTGCCAATGCCTCATTTGCAGCGGCTGCTGAGTACGGCACAGTGCCTGATGACTTCTTGGAAGTCAAAGCTATCAAGATCAATACCAATCCAGTTACCAACCTGACATTCCAAACCATTGATGCAATGGATGCGCTGTCGAACACGACTTACTTGTCCAGCGGCAAGCCTTTGTATTTCAGCATTGTTGGCGGTCAAATCCGACTGCTACCAATTCCTGATGGTGCATACACTGCCGAGCTGGTCTACTATGCAAAATTGGCTAAGTTGTCAAACGCAAACACCACCAACTGGCTGCTGACTCAAGCGCCTGATGTTTATTTGTATGGCTCACTCTTACAGGCTGCGCCATACTTGCAGGACGATGCGAGAATACCTGTATGGTCATCGCTGTACCAGGCAGGACTAGATCAGTTGCAGATTGCAGATGATCGTGGTTCTACATCAGGCGGCGCGATCTTGGCAAGGGCGAGGACATTTGGATGATAGTCAACACCACCAAAGGCGAGATGGATGACTCATTGCTTGAGAAGCGTGAGGGTTCATTGGACAACGATACAGAGACAACCAGTTGGGTTGAGTATTGGCTTGATGGTGAGATGGTGCATCGATCTGTTCACATGGCGCTCAAGCGCAGTGTCTTTGCTGACGGCATCAGTCAACAAATTTAAGGGGAACTATCATCGCTAATACACAAGCCATGTGCACCAGCTTTAAGGGCGAATTGCTGGTAGGCCACCATAACTTTGGCACTGGCGTGGTACGCGCCGCCACCACAGCAGACACTTTCAAGGCTGCTCTGTACTTGGCCTCTGCCACTGTCAATGCTTCAACAACTGCCTACAGCTCCACAGGCGAGGTGACAGGCACTGGCTACACCGCAGGCGGCGTCACAGTGACATTTGGCACACCTCCTAGCACCAGCGGCACTACAGCGTTTGTGACGCCAAGCGCCAGCATCAGCTACAGCTCTGTCACTCTATCCACAGCCTTTGACGCGGTCCTGATATATAACTCGACCCAGTCAAACAAGGCAGTCAGCGTCCACACATTTGGCAGTCAGACAGTGACTGCTGGGACATTTACGCTGACCATGCCGACAAATGATGCAAGCACTGGCCTGATCAGGCTGGCTTAACTAAGGCAGCGGTATGGCTGCATACGGCACAGGCTATTACGGCAGGGGCGTCTACGGCATAGGAAATGTCGTTATCAGCGGCAATTCGTCTACTGGCGCTGTTGGCGACTTACTAGAAAACATATCAGTCCAAGAGAATGGGAACATTGCCACCGGCAATGTCGGCACTGTCGGATTAACTGTATCTGTTGCCATCACAGGCAATGCGGCGACTTGCGCTGTTGGATCGGTCTTAGCAACATCAACCCTTGCAGTCACAGGTAATGCGTCAACCTTGGCAGTTGGCAGTGTTGCTCAGTCTGTTGCAATTGACTTAGTAGGCAATTCCTCTGCTGGTGCTGTTGGCTCTGTTGTTATAACAAGCACCAAAGCAATTACCGGCAATGTGGCGACTGGTGCTGTTGGCACAATGTCGGCAGAGGTTATATCGTTTCAAGCAATTACTGGCGTTGAGGGTACAGGCGCTGTTGGCACTGTATCAAATGTCATATCCATAGGGATAATTGGCGTTGAGTCTGTTGGCGCTGTAGGCACAATGATTGGCTTTGGCTGGGGCGCTATTCCCGATACATCAGAATCATGGACGCCTGAGTCGGATACATCAGAGAGCTGGACACCAGTTTCTGATTCATCAGAGAGCTGGACGCCAGTTTCAGACTCATCAGAAAGTTGGTCTGATTTAGCAGACAATTCAATCACTTGGCAAGAGGCCGCATAGGAGTTTTCAGCATGGCAGATACCACAACCACAAACCTATTACTGACTAAGCCAGAGGTTGGCGCGTCAACCGATACCTGGGGAACGAAGATCAATACCGACTTAGACAGCGTGGACGCTGTCTTTGCGGCTGCTGGTACTGGCACTTCAGTTGGCTTGAACATTGGATCAGGCAAGAAGCTAAAGCTGGTTGGTGACATCATTGACACTAACGGCAACGAGCTGCTCAAGGTAACGGCGACAGCATCTGCTGTTAATGAAGTCACACTTACTAATGCTGCTACTGGCGGTACGCCAACATTGACCGCAACAGGTGATGACACAAACATCGGTATGAAGTTGGTTGGCAAAGGCACTGGAGAAGTAACTGCCAAGGTTAATGGCTCTGATGTATTCAATGCGTCCAGCAATTTTGGCTTCAAAAACCGCCTCATAAATTCTGCAATGGTGATTGACCAAAGGAATGCGGGGGCGAGTGTTGCAATTACAACTTCAGACAACTACATCACCGACAGATTCTTTGGCATTGTTTCAGCAAATAGCAAATTAACTGGACAGCAAAATGCTGGTTCTGTCACAACCCCTGCTGGTTTTGCAAATTATCTTGGGATGACTGTTGCCGCCGCTGCAAACGTGACTGTTGGAGCCTCAGAGGTATATGCGGTTGGTCAGCAAGTTGAAGGTTTTAATATGGCTGATTTGGCATGGGGTACAGCCTCTGCGTCTGCAGTTACTCTTTCATTTTGGGTTCGCTCAAGTTTGACAGGAACATTTGGCGGGTCTTTACGAAATAGTGCGGCAAATCGTTCTTATCCATTTACTTACGCAATAAGCGCATCAAATACTTGGGAGCAAAAGTCTGTGACTATTGCAGGAGATACGTCAGGAACATGGTTAACGACAAACGGAATTGGTATTAGGCTTTTGTTTAGCCTTGGTTCTGGAACTACTTTAAGCGGTACTGCTGGCGCATGGGCAGGTGCAAACTATACCTCTGCAACTGGCGCAGTTAAACTAATTGAAACCAACTCCGCTACTTTCTACATCACAGGCGTACAGCTTGAAAAAGGCTCAACAGCAACGAGTTTTGACTATCGGCCTTATGGTACTGAGTTGGCGCTTTGTCAGCGGTATTTTGAAAAAAGTTATGACATAACAACTGCACTAGCAACCAATACTGATGCTGGACTATTTGACTTTTATGGTTCAACAGATGGTTCAGGAAATGTGGTTGGACAAGTAAAATTTGCAGCAGCAAAAAGGGCTGTTCCATCAACTTCTTTTTGGACATTGGCAGGAACTTCTGGTCAATTAACTTATGCAAGAAATGGTGCTACGGCAAATGCAAGCCCTACTAATTATAGAATGGGCGCTTCATCATTTTGTTTTTATGTATCAGCAGGTGCAAACTATGTAGTTTGTGAACTAAACGGACATTGGGCTGTTTCAGCGGAGTTATAAATGTATAAATTGATTAAAGATATGTCAGGTGCAGATTATGTTATTCGTTTATCGGATAGCGTTCAAATACCTTTTGACCCCGCCAACACCGACTACCAGCAATACCTTGCATGGATGGCAGAGGGCAACACACCATTGCCAGCGGATGAAGCATGAGCGATCTAGAAAAAAACTTTGCCGTGCATGAGGCTATTTGCGCACAGCGTTACGAGAGCATAGACAAGTCTTTGCGTGAGGGTGACAAGCGCATGACCAAGATTGAATACTTGTTGTATGCAGTCATGTTGTGCGTACTGTTTGGGCCAGGTGTTGCTGGTGAGTTTGTCAAAAAATTGCTGGGGCTATAAATTGATCCGATCAGCATCTGCCTGCTTGCGGCAGGCTTGGTTAAACAGATCCAAGCTGGGTGCGAGCTTTACAAGCAGGCTAAAGAATCTTTTGTTGAGATCAAAAGAACTGCTGATGAGGTTGCTGGGATATATAAGGAAGTTACTGGATTTTGGGGTAACTTCAGTAAATTCTTTGGCGGTAAATCTAAGTCTCAAATTGCAAAGCCTGTTGCAAAGACTAAGAAGTCTGAGTATGTCGCTGTTGACGAGACTCAAGTCAAGGTTGACATTGTTTCTAACCTCACGCAATTTTTCAAACTCCAAGAACAACTAGCAGCACACATCAGGGAAGAGGAAGAGAAGAGCAAAAACATCTACGACCCTGACCAAAACCTGATGGAGTCAGCACTTAAGCGAGTGATGGCCCAGCAAGAGATGGATAGATTGGTTGTGCAAATAAGAGAGTGCATGGTTTTTCAAGCTCCGCAAGAGATGGGGGCGCTGTACTCAGAAGTTTTCAGCATGAGAGAGAAGATTGGAGAAGAGCAAACACAGGCAAGGCTAAAAGAAGAGGCAAAGAAGAGGCAGGAACTATGGCAACGCAAGGAAGAGGAAAGAAACTTCCAGCTAAAACTAGCGTACCTAGTGGCGACTACTACATTCCTCCTGTACCTATGGTTGTGGCTCCTGTTCGTAAATCGGTGGGGGAAGACATAGTGGCAGCAATTCTTTTGTGTTTGTTTGTGGCTCTCCTGCTTCCGCTTGGGGCAATGCTTTATCTAGACATCTTGGAAACAAAGAATGAAGTCAAGCAGGAACTTGTAAAAGTGGAGAAATTAAGGCGGCAAGTTGAGCAGCAACAAAGAAAGGAAAAGAGGAATGAGTAAGCAATTAGAAAAAGATTCAGCCTACAACCAGTTTGACACTGACCATGATGGCGTAGTCACTGATGCTGAGTTGGCTAGATCAGAGCGAATGATAACCATTGAGAATATGGACAAAATGGCCGATCAGCAGCGCGTTATGGCTTGGGCTGCACTTGGTGCGCCGCCAGCCTTAATTGCTTTCATGGCCTCTTCTTTGGTAACTCTTGACAAGGTCAATGCCTTAAGTGGGTTGACAACCACCTACTGTGCCGCAATGGGAACGATTGTGGTGGCATTCATGGCCGCACAAGCCTATGTCCGAGGCAAGGCTGAATCGTGAGCCTGTTTAATCCTTGGGTAATCCTCGGCATCGTTATGGCGGTGCTGTCTGCTGCTGGTAGCGGATACTACAAGGGAAAGAATGACGAGCATACGCGCCAGCAAGTTGAGATTGCTGCGCTGAACGCCAAGGCGAGAGAGACTGAGCAGGCAATGGCGCAAGTGGCGCAGAGTTATGGGCAGACATTACGAAAGGCGAACAATGTTGCAAAGGCTAAAGAAGACAAGTTGCGTGCTGATATTGCTACTGGCGAACGCAGGCTGTTCATTCCTGTCAAAGCCCCCGAGTGCGCCGTATCAGCCACCAGTGATGCCGCCACTTCCAATGGAGATCACAGCGGAACAGCATCAGCCGAACTTGACCGAAAGACTGCTGACGATCTTGTCGCCATCGCAGCCGAGGGAGACACCGCCATCCGCAAGCTCAACGCCTGCATCCAAACCTACGAAACCATGAGGACCACAAAATGACTCAGTTAACCGCCAATTTCAGCCTGCATGAGATGTGCAAATCAGAAACTGCTATACGCATGGGTTTTGACAATACGCCTGATGAAGAGGCCACAGAGAATTTGCGCCTGCTTTGCGAAAAGGTACTTCAGCCTGTGCGTGAGCATTACGGCAAGGGCGTCAAGGTGAATTCTGCTTACCGCAGCCCTGAGTCCAATGCGGCGGTTGGCGGCAGCAAGACATCAGACCACTGCAAAGGCATGGCGGCAGACATTGAGATACCTGGCGTCCCCAACGCGGAGCTGGCGCAATGGATTATGGATAACTTGGAGTACACGCAATTGATCCTTGAATTCTACACATCAGGCATTCCTGACAGCGGATGGGTTCATGTCAGCTATGACCCCAACAACCTCAAAAAGCAAGAATTGACCGCCACCAAAGTGGCAGGAAAAACGACTTACTTACCTGGCTTGGTGGCTTAATTGGCACTCAACCTTGGTCAGCAGATAACGACACCGGCGCAGCCAAACCTTGGCTCGCCTGCGCCTGCCTATGACCAAGGCTTTTTCGGTACGTCATTTGGTGGCTTGAATGTCTACTTCAGCAAGCTGACGGCACTCTTTGCAGCGATCCTCGGACCGCGTGGTAGTAAGTACATCAACGCCCCATATGGCGCGTTTCAAGATGGCACAGATCAGACGGCGGCCAACACCACCACAGCCTACGCCATCACCTTTGACACCACCGACTTCAGCAATGGCGTGACATTGTCGAATTCGTCAAGGCTCAATGTGTCTCAGGCTGGTTTGTATAACTTGCAATTCAGCATCCAATTCAAGAACACCACCAATGATGGCCAAGATGTTGATGTTTGGTTTCGCAAGAACGGCACAAACATTGCCAATTCAAACAGCAGATTTCATCCTCCAGCAAGAAAATCGGCGGGTGATCCATCTCACTTAATTGCAGCGCTGAACTTCTTTGTTAGTCTGTCGGCCAATGACTATGTAGAGATCATGTGGAGAACAACAAGCACTGGCGTTAGCATTGAGCATTTTGCGGCCAGCAGTACGCCAACTAGACCCGCAGTGCCATCCGTGATCGCCACACTTTCTTTTGTGTCCAATTTGTCTACAGAAACAGCATAATTGACCTATGGCACTCATACCTCTAAAAATTCCACCAGGCGTCTACCGAAACGGCACTGAGTATCAGTCGGCTGGGCGGTGGTTTGACGCCAACTTGGTACGCTGGTTTGAGAACACTCTCAGACCCATTGGCGGCTGGCGCAAGCGTTCAACTAGTCAGATGACAGGCTCATGCCGAGGCTTACTCACTTGGCGCGATAACAGTGGTGACAGATGGATTGCTGCTGGTACGCATTCCAAGCTGTACGCAATGAATGAGGCTGGCACGCTCAAAGACATCACGCCAACAGGTTTCACAGCAGGGCGTGCTGATGCTTTGATTAAGACTGGCTATGGCTACTCTACCTATGGCAATTTTGCGTATGGTGTAGCGCGTCCCGATACAGGCACTGTGGAGCCTGCAACGACTTGGAGCTTAGACACCTTTGGCGAGTACCTGATTGGCTGCTCTGACTCTGACGGCAAAATTTACGAATGGCAGTTGGGGTTCTCAACGCCAACGCTGGCGGCGGCCATCACCAACGCGCCAACAGGATGTCAGGCGGTAATGTCTACAGCCGAGCGCTTTATCTTTGCCTTGGGTGCTTCTAGCAATCCTAGATTGGTTAAATGGTGCGATCAAGAGAACAATACAAACTGGACGGCATCGGCCACCAGTCAGGCGGGTGATTTTGAGCTGCAAACAGTTGGCGCATTAAAGGCCGGCAAAAAGGTGCGCGGTATCAATTTGCTGTTTACTGATGTGGATGTACACACCGCCACATATGTCGGCCTGCCTTATGTGTACTCATTTGAAAAGGCTGCAAGCGGTTGCGGATTGATTTCATCGCAGGCAGTGGCGGCCATTGACACTGCCGCAATGTGGATGTCTACATCAGGCTTTTGGATATTTGACGGCTATGTCAAGCCTTTGTCTTGCGATGTGTCGGATTATGTGTTTCAAAACCTCAACTACAACCAAGCCAGCAAGGTGTATGCGGTACATAACTCCAAGTTTGGTGAGATATGGTGGTTCTACCCATCAAGCGCCAGCAACGAGGTGGACTCATATGTCACCTACAACTACCGCGAGAATCACTGGAACATTGGCTCTATGGCGCGTACAGCAGGCACAGACAGGGGTGTGTACTTGAATCCTCTGATGGTGTCATCTGACGGCTACATCTATGAGCATGAAGTGGGCTATGCCTACGACTCAGGCGTATTGTTTGCCGAGTCTGGACCATTGGAGATTGGTCAGGGTGACAACATCATGTCTGTACGCCAAGTTATTCCCGATGAGCAAACGCTTGGTGAGGTGGTGGTGAGCTTTAAGTCAAGGCTGTATCCAACATCCACAGAGTCAAGCTATGGACCATATCCAGCGGCGCAACCAACTGATGTGCGTTTCTCTGGGCGACTTGTCAAAGTGAAGTACACCGGCAATGTGCTTGAAGACTGGCGTGTCGGCGTATCCAAGCTGGATATCGTTGCGATGGGTAAGCGCTAATCGTGGCGGCGAAATAGAATCAAGATAAGAGGTAAAACATGGCTGAACAATATATTCCACAAAACGTATTAGATGCACTGCCAAAGCGATTTGAGACAAAAACAGTTCAAACTCCAACAGGCCGAATGGGTGGTGGTTTTTATGAAAATCAAGTTGTTGTGCCACCTCCTAATGCAATACCAGTTATGGGTAAAGGGCCATGGATGCCTGGTGGTGCTAGAGATGTGCCTACTGGCGAATACTACATTCCTTTAGATATACCGAACTACCCTAAGACTGATGCAGGAGGTTATCCTGTACCGCCATTAGTTGCAAAATATGATGCAAGCGGAAAGCTGCAAACAATCACTGCACAAACACGATATTTGGCAGATACGGCCAATAACATTGCTATCCAGCCTGAGTACAACTTAAAAGGCGAGTTGGTCTCCACCAATGCTGTCAATAATGCAGAGGGTGAGGGCGGTGGATTCGGCGACTTTTTAAGCACTGCTTTTAAAGACTTTGCGCCAATGATTGCATTGGGTTTGGGTGCAAACTATTTAGCCCCATTGCTTAGTGGTGGCGCTGGTGCGGCGGGTGCTGCCGGTGGTGCTAGTACAGCAGCAGGCACGGCAGGGGCTGGCACAGCAGGACTTGGCGCAAGCACTGGCACAGGCTTAACTCTTGGCGGTGGCAGTGGTCTTGGCCTTACTGCTGGTGGCGGTGGTCTTGGCTTAACTGCTGGTTCGGCAGGCGCTGGCACTATCGGCGCAGGATTGGGTTCAACACTTGCAGGAATAACTACAGGCGTTGGTGCTGGTAGTGCTTTAGGAAGTCTTGGAGCTGGTGCTGGCGGTGCAGCAGGCGGTGCTGCTATGCCGCCAGTTGATTATGGTCTTGGCAGCGTGGCTTCCCTACCTAGTGCAGCTACCACTGGTGCAGCGGCTGCTGGCACTGGCCTGCTTGATTCTTTGGGTGGTGTAGGCACTGCCATCATGGACTTCGCAAAGGCGAATCCAAGCATTGCAGGCTCATTGCTTGGCGCAGTAGCTGGAGCAGTTGAGGCATCAAATGCGCCGAAGTCAGCAACTACACAAAGCAATATTGATCCTGAGTTAAAGGCTGAGTATTTAGCCAACATTGCACGCGCCAAGGAAACTGCGGCTGGCTTGCAGGCGCGTGAGATTGCACAGCCTGGCAAGTTATACACAGATGCAGAGAGCAAGCTCTATAACCTTGGCATGACGCCATTTGGCGCTGCTGACATTGAGAGGTTTTTTAACCCTTACCAAGAGAAAGTGGTGCAGGGTGCTTTAAGCGACATCGAGCGTACACGCCAAATGCAAGAGCAGGCAAACATGGAGCAGGCGACTAGGGCTAGAGCGTTTGGCGGTTCACGCCAAGGCGTAGTCTCAGGCATGACCAACGAAGCTGCATTGCGTCAAGCTGCTACTACTGGCGCTCAATTGCGATCTGCTGGATTCAATACTGCCGCCAACCTTGGACTCGCAGCGCGTCCCATGGACATCGCAGGCTTACAGACTTCATTAGGTCTTGGCACTACACGCACTGCATTGGAGCAGGCAAGACTTGATGCGTTGCGTAATCTTGGCACTGAGCGTTTGGCTATTACAAGTGGCTCTTTGGGCATTGGACTTCCAAATGTGGGTGGTAGTACATCGCAACCTCTGTATTCAAGCACTGCTGGTAGCGCATTGTCAGGTGGTCTGACTGGTGCTTACATTGGATCACTGTTGCAACCTAGATAGACTTAAGGAAAACGAGATGGCTACATACGAAGAGAATCTAGCGGCAATGAATATGCCATACGCGCCACTGCCTATCAGGGGTGGTGGTCAAGGCCAAGCATTCTCCGGCTTACTTGGCGACATCTTTGGCGGTGGCGGCGGCGCCACTGGCTTGGAAGAGTATTTGACGGCAGCGCAGACTGGTCAGATGAATCGTCAGGCTCTGCTGCAAGCAGCCATTGCCGCGTCACAGGCCAGCGCACCCAGCACCACTCCTCGCAGTTTCATGCAGATTCTGGGCGCTGGACTCGCTGGTGGTCAGCAGGGTTATCAGCAGGCGCAGCAGGGTGCTTTGGCTCAGTTGATGACAAAGATGAAGATTGATGAGGCGAAACGCGCACAGCAGTCTCAATTGGCGTATCAAAATTTATTGACTGGTCAGCCTACAGTTGGCGCAGAGATAACTCCAGAACAGGCTATTTCAGCGCCTGGTATGGCACTTGGTCCAACGCAAGAGCGTGCCGCCATGATTGGTCAGCCTGCACCTAGCGTTGCGCCTAGTGGAATGTTGAATTTGACACGCGAACAGCGTTTGATGCTGTCTGCTTTGCCTGCTGAAAAGGGCATACCTGAGATGCTGAAGCTGACTCAGCCAAGCGAAAAGGTAAAGTTGTTGTCTGAGCTTGGTATGCAACCAACTTTGGCAAACTTGCGTTTGCTTGATAAGCCAGAGGCTGATCCTGAGAAGATCAGATATTTAAATGCATTGAATTTGCCAATCACTCTTGAGAATTTTAGGAAACTTGATAAGCCAGAGGCTTTGCCAAGTGAAATTCAAATTCTTCAAGCTACAAATACACCAGTCACATTTGAGAATGTCCAAACTTTGCGTAGATCGTCTGCTACTAAAGTTGATGTGCGTCAAAATGCTGAAAAAGGTGGTGTTGCACTTGCATATGAACAAGCAATCAAAGACCTTGGCGTGTCAAGAGATATGGCGCGATCTGCTAACGCAACAATTGCAAACGTTGAAAGAATTTTGCCTGCGCTTGATACGGCAATTCTTGGACCAGCAGCAGATACAAGAACAACATTCTTACGCATTGGCAAAGTATTGAATATTGCTGGAGAAAATGCAGATCAGGTTCTTAGAAATACCGCAACTGTTGTACAAGGACTTGCACAGCAAGAACTTGATGCATCTCAGCAAATCAAAGGTCAGGGATCATTAACAGAAACCGAACGCGCAATTCTGCGCCGCGCTGCTGGTGGTGATCAAAGTCTGACGGCGGGTGAATTGCGTGTTGGCTTGTTGGCTGCACAGCGTACAGCAAGATTAAGGGCTGAGTCGCATAACCAATTGTTGAATACCGCAGTCACATCAATACCATCACTATCGACAATTGCTCCAATGTATCAAGTGCCAGTCTATGGCGCACCAGCACCAAACCCATTGCAGAATGCCATACAGGAAGAAATTAATAGACGCCGAAGCCAAGGGGGAAGACGATGAGCGATGGACTAGGTCAGTTTAGTTACGAAGAGTTGGAGGCCATCCAAAAGGGTGACTTCTCTAAATTGTCAATGGAGAAACTTGAGGCGTTGAAGCAAGTTGCTGGAGGTTTGCCTGTTCAAGAGCAGGCTCCAATACCAACAGCGCCAATTCCTGTCTCTATACAGCCTCCAGCGCCTACTCAGCGTTTACGAGCTATAGCGCAAGGTGCGACATTGACAGGCGCTGACGAGGCAGAGGCTTATCTAAGATCAATGGCCGGCGAAAATTATGAGGCAGCATTAGCTGATATCAGATCAAAGACAAAGGCTTATCAGAAACAAGCACCATTAGAGTCACTTGGGTATGAAGCTTTGGGTGGTTTGCTTGCAACTGGAGCCACCACAATGGCTACTGGTGGTACGGCTGCGCCAGCGACCATACCTCAAGCCGCAGTATCACTTGCGCCTGTTGTCAGAGGATTGGCTGCAACATCTGCGCTTGGCGGTTTGTATGGTGGCACAACAGGATTCTTATCTGGTGAGGGTGATGTATATGAACGCGCCTCAAAAGTGCCAGGTGGAGTTGTAACAGGCGCTACTGTTGCCCCAGCAGTAAAGGGATTGATTACTGGTGGTGGAATGCTTGTTGACAAGGTTACAGACTTTGCACGCCGTCTTGCTGGTGGTCGTGGCGCAAAAGTAGTTGAGACTGAATTACAGCGTTTAGCTGGTGACACTGGACTCACCACAGATGAGATCATTGATCGTATTGCTCGCGGTGAGATCATGGCTGAGAACGCCACATTAGCGGCTGCTGTACGCGGTTTGTATGCTCAAGGTGGCAAGGCATCAACCACACTGATGTCATCTCTTACTCGCAGACCCGAAGAGTTACGCACTTCAGTGCTGACAGATATGCAAAAGACATTGGCTGGTCAAGAGGGTAATGTCTTACAGCAATTTAAATTGAATGATAAGCAGTTAAAGCAAATTGAGTCAGAGGCATACAAAGATGCTTTTGGAACTGGCGGCGTCATTGACTCAACATTGCTGCAAAGCGTAACTGATGCTTTAAAGCGTTCGCCATCAGCAGTAAAAGACATCAACGACATCTATGTCGCACAGACAGGCAAAAAGCCATTCTTCTCATTTGATAAGAGTGGCAATATCAATTTTAATCGCACACCAACCTTAGAGGATGCTGAAGTCATTCGCCGTGGCATTCAGACATCAGTAGATCAGGCATATCAAACTGGTCGTGGAGGTGTTGGAGGCGCTCTTAAAGAGGTTGAACTGGCACTGCGTGATGCAATAGATACATCTTCAAGAAAACTCGGTGATGCGCGTTTACAGGCGGCAGTAAGACGCACTGCAAAAGATGCGTTTGATGATGGCCGCAAGGTGTTTGGCAAAACTGCTGACGAGGTTTCAATACTTGTTGATGAGTTGTCGCAAAAGCCTGGCGCATTGTCAGCATTCCGCGCAGGCACTATGGATGCCATCCGCAACAAAATGACAACCGGCACACGCACATCAATGATGGCAAATCTGTCTAATGAGAACTCTAAAGAGGGTTTAATATTGCGTACTATTTATCCTGCCGATGAGTTGCCTGGCATCCTGCAACGCATCAATACAGCAGCTCAGTCGCAAGCGGCCAAAAACTATATTCTTGGCGGCTCATCTACTACGCCAACCTTGTTGCAAGCTGCTCGATCAGGATCAAATGTATCAGCCGAAGAGATCGCCAATGTGATGACGGCAAATCCTGTAACCATGGCTACATCAGCAATCAATATTCTGAAAAAGGTTGCCTTTGAAAAGAATAAAAACTTGACTGATTCTCAGCGTGACATGGTTGCCAAGATACTTGTATCGGAAGACCCTGACTTGGTACGCCGAGCATTAGTTGATCAAAGTGCCTTTGCTTTATTGCAACAAAAGATCAATGACTTCTCACGTTTTGCTGGTAAGACTGTGCCTTACAGTTTGACAGGCATTACGGCAGGCAGATTGCCAGGCGCATTCCAGCAAGGTCAATAAAGTCAATCCGCTGGTGTATTGCTTCCATAAAAGGCAGCCACCAGCGGATCGCGCCTAACTTTCCACTTCTTTGCTCTTTCCTTTGCCATGCGAAAAGCATGATCGTCTAAGGACTCTTTGGACCGCCAGCGTTTGAGCCTCTCTTGCGCCGTCAATGGTTTAGGCTTGACGGCATCAGAGCCTATCCCATGCCGGTACACGGCCACCATCACATTGCCTGATCTGCGCCACTCTTGTATGTGGACATCACCCAGCTTACGCAGCTTGTTGATGAGGATCTGAGCTGATCTTTCAGTGCAAAAAACCTTGGCGGCCACCTCTGGCGCGGTGCAGCCAACGCGCTGTAAAAGGGAGGCAATGCGGGGTAGGCGAACAGATTTCATTCAAATATTGTAAATGACTATATGGTCAAGCGTCAATATTCTTTTTTTTGTCATCTTTTTATGTGTTAATCCACTACATGAAGAATGTGCCAGATGTTAATCAGGCGAAAGAGTTTCATGGCTACCTGATGAAGTGGCAGGAAATATTATCTTTGGGTGATTGGCGCATAGAGAGAGTTAATAAGATCGCCAAGGACGCAATGGCGTCAGTTGAGTTTGATC